TTAATAACTCACCTCATCTCCATTTGGCATATTATTGAGAACGATATCGGCTATCGCATTTTTATAAGACTCCTCATTTATAGCCGCTTTAATAGCCTCGTCCACCGCGATACCGCTTTGTGGATTTAATGATTTAGGATTATATACCCTGTCTGATATCATGGAATATGGTTTCCATTCCTTGCCATTCCACCAATAATAGCAGGAGCCATAAGCACCGGCAAGAAGAAGTTTAAGAATTGCTCTATCTCCAATGGAATAATCATAATCTTTATTAAGTGGAATCGAACCCGCTAAATATAGATTTAAAAGTTCCGAGTCATACTCATCGGTATGGCCGTCATTATCAAGGTCATATTTAAATGCCGCTTCAGTTAAAACAACATCACCATATTCCGCATAGTGTTCGGTACCATCAATCAAAACCACATATTCACTTGTCGAATTATCGGAAACATTTGTTTTAGTAATTCCGATAAAGTTGCGCTTACCGGACAATAGTTTGAGATTGAATTCCTCAACTAATTTCTTAGCGTTTTGATATTCCTCTTTGGCTTTTTTTGCATTTTCAAGGCTTTGCTTCGCATAATTCTCGGCCGCAGCTACCGGGGTGGATACATTGACAATTTCCCTTTCCTCTGATGCCGTACCATCAGGAACGTTTTCAAGTTCCAATAATGCAGGTTTAACGTAAACTATAAGTTCCGTTTCATCAGCAAGTATCATGCATATAACCAGATACGCTGTAAATGTACCTCCTGCAGCAGTAACCGCCTGACCGATTTCGTATGTTAAAATATTATTTTTTAAACCAAGTTCTTTAGGAACTGTTGGATGATACCCGCCACCGCTATCATAAACATCAAATCTGTAGTAAAGTTTACGACCTGCAGGAATTGCCTTTAATTTATTTATAAGTTCATCCATTAACCTGAAGTTCAAAACGGTAGCATTATGCTCGTTTTGAACCCCGGCGCGCTGTACCGTTTTAGGAAGAATATCGTTTATGTATACCGAATAGTTAATTTCTCTTATATTCATAAAATCATCCTTCCTCAGTGGTTACCTGAACTTCGTCCTCAACCCTCTGCCATATATAGCAGGTAAAGCTGGGCTGATAGTTATTATGAGGCTGACCGCCGCCTACCTTTTGTGTTAACAACTGTCCTTTGCCTTGGTTGTTTTCTTTAGTACCGGTTCTAAAGGCCGCATAACCGCCATCTGCAGAACTCCAATAGAGTTGTCCTGAAAAATCGTGCCCGTGACTTGGCATTTCTTCTGTCGTAAGCGTATGCTCTGCTTCACCGAACTCTTTGCCGGAAGTCTTAAGGTTTTCATTCTCAGAATTGACGTCCACGCCCACCAAGGTCTTGCCCTGGGCTATAAGCTTCCACGTGCCTCCGAAAATGCTATGGGGATTCTCACTGTTCATAGTAAGATAAATACTTCCTATTGGATGAATGTTATCCAGTATTTTCTCCTTAACCTCATTTGCAATATCTCCCGATATTTGAGCCTTAAGCTCCGCAAGGTCCAATTTAATTACATTTCCAAACATTCTATCTTTTCCTTTCTGCGCTAAGGTGTTACCCTTAGCGCTTTGATTTTTACCTGTATAACGCTATAAGCGCCGCTTTGATATCACTGGGTAAATCCATCTCACGAACTGCTCTGAGCTTCTCCTTTTTTGTAACCGAACCGTTTTTGTTATAATCGGCGTTATCCTTATTTGTTGCAATTTTAGAAAGATAATAATACTCAGCTCCAATGCCCTTATTTTCAGCCTCACGCACATTATCGTAGGGGTCGGTCTTTTTCTTTTCACCTTTCTTTTCGGGTTCTTCGCCGATAATATCGGTTACTATTTCTTCCGCAACGAAATTTGAAATGTTATTTTCAACTTTTTTCTTTTCTTCAGCCGAAAGATTATCAAAGAAAGCGATTCTATAAAGCTTGTTCATATAATCCTGAAAATCATCCTGATATTCGTCACTGTTTTTCTTTATAGACTTTTTAAGACCCGATTTAATTGCATCATCATCGGCGCCGAGTTCTTCAAGATGGTCTTTTACCTTCTCAAACTTTTCTGTATCTCCGCTTTCCGCGGCGCTGAGTAATCTGTCATAGTTAACTGACTTACTATCTGCTTTAGCGCCTATTGGTAAATCCTCACATATCGCGTACCATATACCGTCCCAGGTTGTTTTATTTTCACCTTCAATAAAACTCTTCCCGGTATTAAAGACAGCCATAAAATCACGCGATATATTTTTATACGGTATACCGATAAAAGCACCAAGAGCATCAAGAAACGTATCAAACTTTTTGCCGACACTCTCTTCTGCATCAAATAAGCTTTTTGCTGCAGATACAAATGTGTCTATAGCTTCCATATCGGAACGCTTAACATCATATCCTTGAATAATAGAATAGATATCTCTTATGTAAGGTAGCATATTAAACGGCAAAAAATTATCAATACTTTCGGTAGCAACGTCGCTGAGATATTTTTCTAAATACGATTTGTATTCGTCATCATCTCTGGCGGCAGTAACGAGCGACTTAAGTAACGCTGTAAGCACTGCAGTAACCGCTACCGCAGAAACCTTGCTTAAACCTTTTTTATAGTTTTTAGACGAAAAATCCTTAGCCGCATCATAAAGCATATTAAGCGTAACCGTCGGCTCGGCCATAAACGCTGTTGCCATTTTCACAATCGGAGAGTTGCTTCTCATAATCTGAGAACGGCTGATAGTTGAATCGTAAACCTGAGTCTTATCAATAACCTCACTTACAAGTTTACCTGCCTCGATTAAAAGTTCTTCACTGTCAACCTTAAGGTCGGTTTCTGCAGCTACTTTATTTTTTGCTGCTCTCCATATTGCACTCCAGGTCTTCTCATCAGCTTTACTTGCTGCGTAAGAAAAGGCACCATCCCTGTAACCCTGCTCATTTTTAAGGAAGGCTGAAGTTTTATTTTTTACACCTTTAGGTTTTGTCTGCAGTAACCAGTCTGCCGTTCCTGTGCCAAGTCCGGTATCAAAACGGCCCATTTCTTTAAACACTGCTGCACCGCAATACTTTTTGAGCTGCTCATAATCCCCTTTGCCGCCTTTAGCACCAAAGAAATATTTAGGCTCTATATATGCTATTGCTCGGCCGATGGATGCAGGCTGTTGAATCACTACAGAAGCTGAGGCCATAACCGCATTTGCTTTAAAAATTCTCAGCAGTTTATTGCTTGCCTCTTCCCCTACCGCAATACGCGCATCGCCATTCATATCTTTAATGAACTGCTCAATGTACTTATTGGCGCCGGTGCCCATTGTGGTGCTTATAAGACTTTTAAGGCTCTGACTGCGCTCATCCTCAGCGCCTACATTTTGATTAAAGTTGTAAATCTTTGTAAGGTTATTTAGCGGTACAGTCAGCGCGTTATACATAATCATCTGATTACAGTGCTTGGCCGCAACGTTCGAAAAGCCTTCAATTACAATAGGGGTACTTGCTTTTTTAACTGTATTCTTTGTAAAAGAAGCGCTCTGATGAGTTTTCGGTGGCTTATATCCGGGCTGTGTAGCAAGATAATCGTCCGAAGTTTTATATGGGATATAATAGTCCTCATTAAATTTACGAATACCGTAAAGTTCCAAAGACGTTTCATTACCCAGCGCCGCCATATTTTCAGACATATACTTAACAATACTGTTTACATACCCTATCTGCTCATCACTTAACATCGTGCTAAGCTTTGTAATATCTGATAGCGTTATTTGTATAGCAGCATCAGCCAGTTCATCAATTAGCAATTCATTTATTTTTTCAGACGTTTTACCGCTTTTATTTATGCTCTTAATACGTTCATTTAACTTTTTCGTCAAAAACGTAATACCGCCTGCAAAAATATGCCTTGATTCCTGAGCTTTGTTTGTAAGTTCGCGTTTGGCCGTAGCATATAACTGCATAGCCTGTTCAATGCTCAAGGTTAGCTTACCGCCATATTCGGTATCAAGCTCTACTGTTTCATTTTTCCAGCTGTCATAGTTATATTTTTCTTTAACATCAGTAAAATAATTTTTGGTATGGTCGAGGTTATGCGCAATCTTGTCCATGCCGCGCCGTATCTCGTCATACAGCTTTTTAAGGGTATCGCCGACGTTCTCAAAAAAGTATACCGGTGACAGATTATTATATTTTAAGAAATTACGAGAGCCCTCTATAAGTGGAAGATTAGCAACACGCTTTTTGCCCGAAAAATCCTTTATAGCTTCGCGGCCAAGTGTTTCGGTTTCATACTTCTTACCGGCAATTCTTATCTTGTCTTCTTCATTAACGATATGGTTTATATTATCAATAATGTTTCGAAGTACCGCCACCTGTACGCTATTAAGTTGATTAAGTCTTTTACCGTCAATTGCATCGGCAATTGTTATAATCATTTCGCTTATTTCTTCATCGAAAACACTTTCGGTGTCAAGGCCTTCACCTTTCGACTCTTTTGAAACCTTGTCATACATAGAACTAAGGGTATGAAAATCTCGTCTGTCAAAAACAGTTAGGTCACTTCTGTAAAAGATTTCGCAAATATCCATAACCGCCCACTTAAAGCCTTCAGGTATATGCTTTGTGTTGCTGTTAGTGGTAAGTTTTTTATATAGGCTGTTTACCGTCTTGCGTATTGCCTCAATATTCTTCTGACGGTCCTGGCGAATTTCTCTTGCCTCAAGCTCAGCTTTAACAATTTCGTCAACCGTTTTATCCATATCCGCAAAACGCTGTTTGGTAGCATTTGTAAATTCTCGGTTTTTCTTTTCAGAAATCTTCTTCTGTGCTTCTCTAGCCTTATATGAAATTTCTTCAGTACGGTCATAAACCGCCATATCAAAAACCTTTTCTGCAAGATTTTCCTCAGGCTTAACCGTCTCATCAGAAAGAGCATCCTCGATAATCTTATCTGCAGCTTCGCGAATTTCGTTTTTAATATCTTCAGTTAAAGCTTCAATGCTCGTCAGAACGTTACCGTCTGCATCGTACTTAGCGTTAACAACATCCGATATTTTCATTAACCTTTCGAAGTCGCCCTCGATATCGTTTGGGAAAAGTTCGGCGCCGAATTCTTTAGCAAGTTCGTCATAAACTTCATTGATATCCACACCGCTTTTTGATAGCCATATTTTTCCTCGGTTTTTTCGCCCGAAAGAATTAAAACCATCGGGAAAATCACCGTTTTCAATGTCTTTGGAAATTTTAATGCGCGCCATATCAAGTATATTGATGATTTTTCTTTGACGCTTATACTCTGCTGAATTAACGTTAGGCGCTTCAACAAGTTCCCGCGCCAACTCTTCAATAATTCCATCCGCTTCCGATATGGCATTTTCGTTCACATTATCGGTTTTGCTCTGCATTATAAGGTCTAATGCATTAACTAATTTATTTTCAAGTTGAGCCCTGTTGCTAATTGCCTTGTTTTGAGTAAAGAAAGTATTAAAAATCTCTTTAATTTTGTTTCTTTGAACCGTCTTTCCAATTGATTTAGCACCATTATCTGAAATATATTGCGCCATTTCTCGCGAGATTTTAAATGCTTCAGAGTAATTGTTTTCCTCTGCTGCTTTAGCTATTTCCTTAAGATAATTTTCAAGCTCTGCGCCATCAATATTACCACCGTATTTCTTAACAAGACTTTTAGCATATCTCTTACGCTTATCCGCCTTAAATTCCTCGCTAAACGGCACCGCAATGGAATGAGAGTCGGTGTTATCCGAATTTTCCTTGACAGTAGGAGAATTTTGTGGTAATCTACCATTAGAGTAGGTTTGCTGTTGTAGAACATTTGAACTTTCGTTCGAATAGTTCACGTACGCGGGACCTACTTTTTTTGTTTTACCATTTAAAGCGTACAATACGCATCTGCCATCTTCTGTTTTTGCAATGTCTATAGATATTTCATAAATTAATTTTTTCTTAGCATCAATTACATAAGCTTTTCGGTGTAGCCAACCATTACTATCAAATTTTCCATGGCCATCCGGTTCAGAGAAATAATCTTTCTGCTCCTCAGAAACGTCGATTATCTCGTTTATATGTATGGTTGATAATTTTGATATATTATCTGTTGTGTTAATTAATTTACCTATCGCTTTATGAGGTTCGGCATTATTCTTGCTAACACGCTCGTTTAGTCTCGCAAACTGAAGATTTTGAACATCACCATTTTCATCTATAATAGGCATGATAAACGTACCGTTGTTCTTAATTCGATTAGTTAGATAATCTTTTAGAACATATCCCCAGTTTCGCGGCTTTGTACCATCAAAAATATTAGTATCTAATAATACACCCGGTCCATATTCTTTTCCGTTTGTATCAACTATATTTTTTATTATAGAATGTTTTTCTATAGTAGAATTGCTTATACTATTCACCCTCGAATCATACACCTTAGCAATTTGAGAGTTTAGATATTCAAGCTCGTCGGCCATATCCTTAAAGGTGGGCTGACCTTTAATTTTATTTATAAGCTCTCTTATCCAGTCAACGAATCTCTGAAAACCGCTTCGGTGATATTCTGATAGTTCCTTTAAGGCCTCATAAGATTCATTTTCAAAATTACCGTCAGTACCTTTTCCACCAAGCAAACGCTCAGCAACAAAATCAGCAACAATTTCACGTTCTGCTGCTTCGTTATCGAAAGTAGCTTTTTCTTCGTCACTCATTTCTTCAGAGCTCATATAATCCCGGTACTTAAGCTGGGTTAGTCTTTTAATAGCTTCGTCACCCTTAAGTTCCTCGCCGTAGTCGTTCTTAAGGGCAGTTTCGCAATAATCTCTGAAGTTTATGCTCTTACCAAATAAAAATTCCTTAAAGCCCTTATACAGCCTTCTGTTCTCAAGGTCGTGGGTGAATTCGTGCTTTAATACCTCAATATACATTTCGGTAAGAGTAAGGTTCGGGTTAATAAATACCGTCCTTGTGTCAGGATTATATTTACCTCTCTTTATTTTTTCATTCCATTCGAGAGATAAACCAAATAAATCACAAAGGCTCTTAACCTTTTCCTGCCTTTCAGCCTGTTTCTTCCTATCCGCTTCCGAAATTTCTTTTGCTTTGGTGGTATTCTCTGAACCCTCACCGCTATTCTCGGCGGTGTTTTCTTTTTGCTCAGCTTCCTTTTGCTTAATATACTGAGAATACGGAATATCTCCTGCCTCAGCTTCTTGCTGGGCTGTGGTTTTACCCGAAGCAATACTAAGAAGCTTTATCATACGGTTTCTTTCTTGGGTTTTAGCTTCCTCTTTGGTTTTACCCGTAACCGCCGCATTTACTATCTCAGTAGCGTTATCAACAATATTAAGCTTATTTACAAGATTTACCGCCCACTCAGGCGCGCTACTTGTAGCCGATGAGTTGTCTGTGGCAGGTGAAACGTCACCTTTTACCGCTTCCTGCGCCGAGGAAATTGCTCTGAGTATTTCACCGGCTGTGCTGTTATGCTTAACATAACCTTGGTCGGAAGAAGACATTTTATCTCCTGTAACATATTTACTCACGGCTTTTATAATCTTATCCGCTAACTTGCCGTTAACCTTATTTTTAGAAAGTTCATTTTTAACGGCAGACTCAATAAGGTTCTGCTTAACCTGGGTGCTGTTCTGCGCCGTAGTAACCGCAATCTTACCAAGCATACGCTTATATGTAGCGTTGTTCTGAGCGTTATTCTTGCTGTTCTTGGTATAATTCTTTAAAGCTTCTGTCTGACCTGCAATCTCGGGGTCAAGTTTACCCATACTTTCAGCAGCGAGTAAAACCGTTTCTACTTCGCCTTTGCTGATTATAGCGTTACCTACAGCTTTATAATTGCTCATCTGAACCATACCGCCGGCGCCACCCATAGCGCCACCGGATATAATACCGCCTAAAGCCGCTTCGTAGATATCCTTAAACGCGCTCTGTGCGGCTTTTTTCTTAGCTTCAGCTTCGCTTAGACCTTCTTCTTGCATATATTTTCTTACAAGCTGGTTATAATCGCTCATAGAACCGCGAATGGCTTCGTCAGTTATTTTGTTCAGTATCTCACTCGCTACCTCTTCGCTGGCTTCTATTCCCGCCTGTTGAATAGTTGATAACATCCACTGCTTAAAAGTAGTGGGTTTTATATTATCGAGGAAGTTTTCAACCGAGAACTTTTCGGTTGCCATTTCTATGAGACCGCTTGCCAGAGAGCCTATAATAATCTGTCCGTCACTTGCCCCTTGCTCTACAAGTTCCTTTGCTCTGTTCGAGGCGGCAGTTGTAGCCATAATAATCGGATATGCATTTCCAAATGCTGTGGCGCCAACAAAACTATCTGCAGCACTCATAAGTGACTGATAAACAAGATTCCAACCGTCATTGCCTATCATTTCACCTGTAGTGCCGCGCACCGTATTAGCAAAATTAACAAGCGCATAGGAATTACCGTAAACATTGATATCCTCACCGGCAATCAAATCACCTGCTGCACCTAAAACAGCCGGTACACCACCGACAATGTTTGCAGGAATGGATAAAGCGTTGTATCCAATAATTGCGAGTGTACCCTCAAAGCCACCTGCCGACATATCGCTTTTAATTGCTTCTGCAATATCATCATTTAATCTTTGAGAGGCGGTGTTTTCCATATCTTTGAGGAAATTTTCCGCCGTTTTGGTTCCTTCCTTTTTATCTTTTGCCAAAAGATAAAAATACACGCCTTTTTCTTCGTCCTTTAGTTTTGGTAATACGTTTTCAATAAGCTGGTCAAGATTCTCTGTCGGAAGGTTTTTTTGGTCCCAATTCTTATTGCTCCAATCTTTTGCTTCCACATATTCAGTTTTATGAATATCTTGGCCAACTTTCTTATACTCTTCAAAATCAGCTGCATCAAGATATTTAGAATAACCCTTGTCTTCAAATACCTGTTCATTTTTATATCGTGTACGGGCAGAATTTAATTGAGATATTCGTGAGTTAATTTCTTCAAGACGACTATTGATATCATTTATTTCTTTTTCGTGCATTGCTGGTTGATTTAAAGAATAATTATATACCTTCCACTCCAGCGCGCCTTTCTCGTTTTTAAGTGCTTTTAGCGTTTCGGTATAATAGCTCTCATTCTTAACGCCATGGGTTATATCATAATTAGATAGCCATTTTATCAGAGCTTTATCTTCATCAGAAAGGGCATCTATTCCTTGATATTTTGCAAGCTTATCCTTTACCTGCTGAGGTGTAAGCTCACCGTACTGTGTGGAAAACTTAATATCATTTTGCCAGTCGGTATACTGCCCTTCGTTTTCAAAGTCGCTATAAAAATCAATAGCGTTTTGTGTAACTTCGATATTGTTTTTAACAGTACCCTGTATATCCGTAAGATTTTTAGAAAATTTATTATAATTTTCTTCTGAAATATAATTCTTGATTGAATCAAGATTAGCTTTTAATAAAGGAAGCCCGATATTCAAATCAGAATATCCTTTTTTAATACTGGAATAGTCGCCGTATTTAGACAAATCAGTTTGCGAAAGATTCGTATATTTACCAATCATTCTATTGTGCGATTCTATAAAAGAATTCACCTTATTTGTTTGCATTCTGTTTACATACTCATTATAAGTTTCATTCTTTTGCTCTGTTAAATTATGCTTTTTTAAATATTCACTGTAAGACATTTTGAATCTCCCTATTTAAACGAATACTTACTATAATCCCATGTTGTATTATTTTTTTGCTTATCGCTTTGAGGTGTTTTCCCATTAAGCACATCATTAATTCCAGGTGTTTTCCCATTAAGCACATCATTAATTCCGTTTCCAACCCCCGCAGATATTGTTTCTATAGCTCCGGTAGTAACACTTGACGGGGCTGGTGTGGTAACTCCCCAAATATATTTATTAAAATCATCTTCAGACATCTCGATAAAATTCAATAATTCTGTTGGAGAAACCCCATACTTCTTGCAATAATTATTTATAAGTAATGCCTTTTGCTTGTCTCTGCCTTCATAATCTGCGCTGTTAAGCTTATCATATAAATCATTCAATTCTTTTTCTTGATTATTCGCCGCACTTATCCTTGCCGCTGTTATCTTAGCTGCTGCTTCCTTTTCTGCCGCATACTGAGTGTTATAGCTCTGTTGTGCCAACTGGTCAAAGGACTGCTGAGTAGCAAGAGCATACTGCGACTTCTCAGTCTCAACACCTGCCTTATACTGCGCAAGCTGTTGGCGTATTGTATTTGCGGCGGCGGTTTTCTGTAATTCGGTTTCAAGAACCGCGTTACCGTAGGCAAGTTTTATTTGTGTCTGACGGTTACGGTTATAACCGGACTTAGATTGTCCCATATTTGCCGCTGCTTCGGCCGCAAACTTTTCATTAACAATTCTGTCTACATTTGCTTTATCAAAAACCTTCTCGTAGGCAGCATCACTCTTTACAATTTCATCGTTATATATTTTTTCGGCATTCAAAACCTCTTTATCGCGAATTTCATTATATTTAGCAATAGCTTTTTGCGCCTGCTCATCCGTTTGCTTTTTTATAGCGTTATAATCCGCCATTATTTAACACTTCCCATCATTTTATAATTTACCGACACCTTGCCAAGAGAAAATACACCTTCACATTCAAACCTTACCGCAAACTTTTTTATAAAATTAAGCTGAGGATAGTGGCGCATCGTGTTAAAGTATCCGGGCAATGAGGTTGTCACACCGTTCAGAACGATATATGAACTGAATATATTATTTTTATCGGTGGAGATTTTTATTTCCGCCTCACTGTACCCTATTTTAGGAGATATAAATTTACTGCTTTCATCAGATAACTCCCTCTTAAGCCTTATAAGAATCTCATCGGTACCGTAATTCACTTCATCAACCGTTTCTACTGCCTTTGTTCTGTCGGTAACATAAGACATTTTCACGGCATCGCCCTCGGTATTGCCTATCTCAGCAAATACGGTGCATATTTTTTTATACATTTCAGGATAGTTAAAATCAAAAATCTTACTCTGAAGCATAGAATAGATTTTTTTATCCTCGAATATCAAAGTTTTGTTATCGTCTAAAACCGCTATTTTATCCTTGTAAACATTTTTGTTCGCACTATAACAAATTAGGTGCGATTTATCCAAAACCGTAAAGCCGTTTAAATTGCCGCCTATTTCGATAATGTTTTCAAAAGTGGCGGGTGCTTCAATATAAAACCAAGGAAGTTTTGATTCGGCCGCTTCCTCGTTTTTGTAGGAATAAATATATCTGTAGCCATAAGAGGTATAATCCATAAAAAACATTCGTTTACCTATGCACAAAACATAATATCCGTTATATTCACAAGCAGAGGCTTTTTTAAGCTCGTCTGCAGAAAAACATTTAAGCACGTTGTTAATAGGTCCTGAAACCTCGTAAATATTTCTCTCGTTATACTGATTAGCTGATACCAAGGTATATACTCTGCCGTTACTGTTAAGCCAAACAAGCCTGTTCGCGCAAAGTCTTACCGTGTCCGGGCAATCACAACCGACACTACTCGGTATCTGAGCTAAGGGAAATACAGCTGTAGCAACCGACAAATCGGTTGCGGCGCTGTTAGTCACACTTTCAATATCTCCTGCCGAATATGTAGAATAATGGATTTCGCGGTTTTTGAATATAACAAGCATATCTGATTGCTTAGCCATCTGTGTTATGCCGTTGTTATTTTCACCAACCTCACTGTTACAGTCTGCCGGGAAGTATAACGGGTCGTTAAGTCCGCTCCATTGCAGTATGTTGGAAATCTCACCCTCAAAACCGCTTATAAATAAACGTGTTCCTGAAATAAGTCCGCCGTTACCGCCGAACCACTGAGCATTTGTTGCGGAGAATATCTGTTCTCTTTCTGCGGCGGTACCTTTATATTTTGCTGTAATGGTGATACCAGACCTGACGTTGTTTACAAAATATCCCTTACTGTCAGCGCCTTCAGGCAAGTCACCACACACAAATAAAAAGGTTGTATCGTTATAAAACATTACTCTTTTTCCAAGTACACCGATTTTTATACCGTCTTTCTCGTTTACCTTGTCTTCGTAGCAGGTTTCGGTATGTGAAGTAATTACTACCGAATGTTCAACGGTCTCACCGCTATCTAACGTTATTTCTACCTTTACGGTACTGTTAATCGGCGGGATATGTGAAAGTCCGTATATCGCCTTATGCGACTCTACGCACAATTCTTTATTAAATGCCGTCCATTGAATTCGATATCTGTCTCCGATAAGATTATATCCTTCGATACTGTCACCGTTTATATCTTGAATTAAGCTACCATCACTCCTGCAGTTTGTAACAATTAACGGCGCATATATTTCTTCATCAGAAATTTCACCGAAATCCTTGAATATTTTATATACATTTTCCTGACCGTTTGCAGGCTTAAAGGTAATAAAACTGTAAACGTGTCCATTGTGTATAGCGGACCATTCATTGATGATACTTCCGTCAAAAGAAATAACACCTTTACATTCCAATGCGCCGTTATCTGAGCACTTACAGAATGCCACACCACCGTCAAACCATACTACAACCATTTTCGAACCGTCAGAGAATATCATATCGGTTTGCTTGACCTTTATAATCTCTCCCTGGGGCTTGTAAAAACTATTCTCATTAGAAACAAGAGCAGGACGGGTACGAAGGTTCCCGTCCTCTGCTATTACGTTTATACCGTCAGAAAGCTGATTATCCGCAACGGCTCCACTGTCATTACATGCGTTTATACCGCCTACAAGAGACGGCAAACTCAATCTTACAGTTCGGCTTTTTGATATCCTGTATCTCATCAATATTCTCCTATCGGTAATGTGTCTTTAATTTCTGTTATTTTTGTGAGCTTAGCTCGTTTGCGGTTGTAGTACGCGGCATACAACTGTTGTTTATCGCCGTCATCCATCATTTCAGCAATCAAACTTGCCACACCGTGAGGAATAATATCGTTTATAATCTCCTCATCAAACTCAAGCTCATCGTTAACTCCTGTTATCATCTTATACCCGGTTAACCCTAAGGTATAATATATATCCATAGCTATGGTATTTACCGCCGCAACTGCTTGTTTTGTAAGCTCTGCGGCGTTTTCATAACCAAGCATATTATTAGCCTGTAATATTATTTCCTGAGCCCTGCGCTTCATTTACGTTTCCTCCCGTATTTTGTTTTCCGGCGCCAAAAGCTGAAGACAGTATCTTCTGCTGCTCCTCTGCAGGTAGCTTATAAAATTCCTGTTTCTCCGCTTCACTCATTCCGAGCTGAGTTAATATTTCCTCTACATCCGTTGTAGTATTGTTTTGAGCACTCTGCAGTTCTCTTATCAGTCCTGTTTGGTTAGGTATTGTATTCTTAGGTAAACTTTTTAGATATTGCAAAGGTGTAATAATCTGTGTTTGTAGCAGATTATTCAAGTTAGAAATATCCTGACTCACGCCCCACATTGTAGAAGCACCTACGTCCACTCTTACGCTGAGAATCAAATCCTTATACTTCCCGGCATCAAAGGGCAAATACCATACTCCGCTTTCATCCTCAATTTTCAGGTGCCGTTTACCGTAGTTTTTAAGCCACATTTCCGCCCATATCCTCGCAACGTCTTCACAAAACTGATAAAATCTGTTCTGATGAAGCTGCATAGGCATTGTGGCCGCTTCCCTTGCAACTACCAATGCCGACATATTATTCGGGTTAACGTCACCGAGAGCCGCATCGTTAGCGCCTGCGCAAGAAAGGGTTGTATTTATAAGGTCGTTTACCGTCGCCTGATAACCGCTTCCAAAAGCAGGTGGATTAAGATACGAAACCGCGCCGCGTATATCTCCCTCGCCGCCGTAAACCTTTATAATCTCTCCCGGCATATTAGTTATCTTGTCTACTACCGTATCACCGTTTTGCAGCATAATCGGCATACCGTTCATCATCTGAGCCCATACCCAAGAAGTAAGAACTCTGTTTATAGCTATCTGATTTGGTATGAGATAGGTAATTTCACTATCTCCATATATACAGCCCTGTCTTTCATCCCAACTGTATATTGCTATAGGGTATAATGAGATACCTAAATCCCATTCATTTCTTATAACGGCGCTCTCAGTAACCTTTATACCGTGTATACTGCAGCTTCCGTCTTCGTTATATTTTTTAAAGAGACGTGTTATAACCTTTGCACGTTTACTGTTTTCGGGTTCAGACTCACTTCTCTCACTCGATACAAAGGTAAAATCCTTGTCTTCTTTGATATTCGCAATTTCTTTGTCACTAATGCCGTTTGACTTTGCTTCGCGTTTTAATTCGGCAATGCTCTTTCTCTGAGCTATATCAATATACGGCTGACTTTGAATATCCTCGTTGTTAGGCTCACCGAAAACAACGTTTTCAATATTTAATACCTCGCAGGCAATATCTCCTTTGATTGCCTGTTCTTTGTTTTCATCGGCATAAAGGCCGGTGTTAATTTCACTGTCCCAATATGTATAAAGGATTCCGGTACCCGTAATATATGCATTCTTTATTACCTTATCCTTTTTATAGTCAAATTTAAGGCGCTCGGCGGAAACTTTAAAATAGTCGGATAAAGCTCCTGTTATAAGCGCGATTTCATTTTCTTTGGAATTTTGGCTGTAATCGGTTGTGTTACCGCTTGCTATTTCCTTACGCTCAGACTGTATATCGTTATAAAGCTCAACGGTATTTGGCACACCCTCTGCGCTGTAATTAACCGCTATAGGGTTTGCAGCAATAATAGCTCTTTTATATTCGCCGATTCGTCTTATGATATTATGGCGAACAAGTGGTTTATTTCCCACGTTAGCGCCGTGCCATTGGTCTCCGACATAAAAGCGTTCATTCATTTTAGACTGCTCAAACAGTCCTTTTTTACCAATACCCGCTTTATATTCACTGCCGGCCTTAAACTGACTGAATATATTCGCCGGCGTTAAATTATTCATTTCCATTTATATTTCTCCTGAATTTTTAAATGTTATACAGCACCAAAAGGGAAACGGCTTGGCCGCTTCCCTTTTTATGTATTTTTATGCTTCGGTACAGCCCTGAATAGCTTCGATAGCGCTCTTCTTAACGAAGATATCGTAATAAATTCTGTAGTCGAATTTATAAGCGTCTGCATCAAGATTCTGCTCAGGGGTAAAGATTCGCATTGTTTCTGTCTTTTTAACAAGACTTACACCGTTAACGGGTACAACAAGCATAGTTACGTCCTTAGCTCCTTCTGCTGCAGTAAATCCGCCTTCGGTAGTTTCACCGTCTTCAACGAAGGTATATGCGCTCTTCATTCTTGAAGAACTAACCGGAATTATCTTTACGTCATCAATGGTTTTAACCTTAAGAGAAATTTCACCTGATTTAAAATCAGAAATAATAACTTGTTTCTGGAATTCGGTGGAGTTCTGAAGAGCAGCGTACATAGCACCGTTTACGTAGCATACAAGCTCTGCGTCAAAGCCAGCCTTCTCACGCGCTTTCGCTACAAGCGAAGTAAAGGTTTTAAAGGGTGTAGCCGTACCTGTTGCAACAACGTTACCCTTTTCCTCTGCCTTACCGAGAAGCTTAGAAAGACAATATGCATCACACTCAGGTACTACCTGTGTTCTTACGTACTCTCCAAGTACCTGTCCGGCAAGATTAGCAACGCCTGTTTCATCCATATCCTCTTTATCAATAGAAATAGAACGCGCTCTGTCCTTAGAAAGTGTAAAAGGTTCGCTGGCTACGGTAATCTTAGAACGCGCAAAACCGTTGTCTCTGTCGTAATTTACAAGACCTACAAATTCAAGATTTGGAATCTTAACCGTTTTTGCGCCCATAAACTGTGCGCGAAGCTTACTGTCAGTGAAGAGATTTACTACACTCTTCTGTTCAAATACTTTGTCAAGTTCGCCGCTATACTTTACGGCGGTGTCAATACTGTTAATAGACATAATTTTTTCTCCTTTAATTTAAAATTTCTTTTTATCTGCCCCAAAGTCCCGCCAAAAACTGCTTATCGGTAGTACTCATTTCATTACCGCCCGTATCCTTAAGACTGCCGGGGCTTCTTTTACTTGCGTCAGCGGCGGCCTTTTCGGCGTCTTCCACCGCTTTGTTGTTTTCATACACGCTTAGAAGATATGCTTCTCTTATAGAGATTCCTTCTTCTTCGGCTCTTTTAAGCACAGTATCCGAAAGCTGAGAAACTTCTTTAATCTCCGGGTTTATTTTATTTATTGCAATAATCCCGTTAGCTATTTTGTTTTCAAGAGCTTCCTTTTCCTGTTGCTCTGCGGCGGCAATACCGTTGTTATATTCCTGTAGTTTAATATCCCGCTCTTTAAGGGCTTTTTCGAATAACAGCTGTTCATATTCTTCATTGCCGTCAGCGGTTTCCTTACACTGCTGTCTTATAACGTCTATTTCCGCTTCTTCAAGACCTTTGACAAATTCCGATAAACTTTTACCGTTCCTTGCCGCGTGGTCTTTAAGCTTCAAATAATCCTCCGAAATGCTGTCGTACTTCATACCCTTCTGGGCTAAAGTAACCGCTTCCTCTCGGCTTAAGTTAACAGATTGCTTGTTAAACTTAATCTCAAGAAAATTCTCCGGAATATCCTTCGAAGCTTCGGCACCGTCCGCTTTACTCGCATTGGTGTTTTGAGCATCGGCTTCTTTTACCGCTTTTTCATCATTACCTTCAGCTGCAGAAACATCATCAGGTAACTGTCCTTCCTGTTCGGGTGTGGTATCCACTTCAGGATTTAGATTTTCATCCATTTTTTATATTTCCTTTCTAATCCGCTGGTGTTGCGGTTAATAAGTAATTAGAATGTGCGCCGTTTTCTACTGCGCTTCACCGGTATAACTGTAAAAATTTTCAAGTTCCTTTTTCTCTTTTTCGAGTTTTTGTTTTTCTTTCTCACTCAGAACCTTTTCTCGTGAGAAATTTCTGTTATCGGGCGGTTTTTTCTCACGCTCGGTAAATATAGTTCCTAAGAAAAAACTAAGCGCACACAGCAAAGCCATAAGCATTAGAATAAAAATGCAAATAACAATAACAAGCGCTATAGTTACCGTTCCAACTTCATACATAACCAATTCTCCTTTCTTAAAAGTATTAAAACTACTCCCAACCGCCGAGCATATCGTCCACAATGTTTACACCTTGCGCATACACGCTGCGGTTTTGAGTCTTCTTTTTGTCCGTTATTGTCGGTCTGAAGAACCGAATATCATACGCCGCGTACCGTAGCGCGTCCATAAGGTGATTATTTATATCTTTCGGTCGGTTGGTGAGCTTATCTCCCTTATCCTTTTCGAAACAATACCCGGATATTTCGGATATTGTGTTCTTGCAGGCGGGTGAAATATATATTTTATATTCCTGTAAAAAAGAAATACCGTTTAATATGCTGTCTTTGCCCTTTACACTCGGCAAAATTCGGTTTATTCCAAGCCGTTTAAGGTCATCGTTACTTTTAGGCTCTGCGGCATCTGCTCTGATGCGTTCTTTTGCATAACCGTGCCGCTTTATTTCATTCGCAATATCGCTGTTAAGCATCTTGCATTGGTAAAACTCGTCATATATGTAAATAACCTTGTCTATTGGATTAGCCGCAAAGGCTATAAAAGCCGTAGGGTCGTTTGTGTATCCATAGTCAAGACCGAAGAAACTGCGCCACTTATACGACTCATCAGACAAGACCTTGCCCTTTTCATCAAACTCGATACCGAGTTTATCTACCTCAAAAGCCTTGATTTCATAGTTTTCATATACAAGACCTTCAGACACTCCCCATTCTCCGAGCCCTGCCACTTTATATCTGCTGTAGCTCTGCTTTTTCATTTGCTCGAATAGTTCATGGTCGGTACTGTCCAGCCACTCATTACAAAGATAATTAGTTGAATATACGCCGACATTGTCTGCAGGTTTATCAAAAAATCTACTCTTAAGCCAATGTTGTTCGCTCCAAGGGTTAAAGGTCAGTGTTGTTTGCTTAAAAAGTCCTTCGGGAACCTTACCTCTCGGTACCGATAAATCAAGTTTTTCAAAATCCGCTTCGCTCGTTATCTCGTAAGCTTCTTCTATCCAAACGAAATTAAGATATCCTACTTCAACGGTGGTGGATGCAAGCTTTAATACATCGTCAAAACCTCTGAAAATTATCTTTTGCCCGGTGGGAATGTATATCATCTGCATAGGTGAAACGCTGTTCTTCCACAAATGGCTTACTTTAAGCTTATTTTGTGCCCAAGATAGCGCCGCAAAGGTTGAGTCTCTGTGTGTTTGCATTACCGCTCTGACTACCAGCGCGTTACTACCGGGATATTTCATAATACGGTATATAAGATTAAGAGCTGTGGTGCTCGATTTCTTTGAGCCTTTACCGCCTTTAAGTGCTCTATAGCGCCGTTTATCATTCCAAAATTCGTTATATCCCCCGCCCACAACTTCTTTAAGGGATACTTTATTCATTTCTTAGGTCCTCAACAAAAGTGACCGTCTCGTTAATTTTTGCGCTAATTCCGATATCCTGTTTGTATTTATTTTTAAGTTCAAAGTAAAGCTTCTGAGCATCTACCGAACCATTACAAGCTCTTTTGATTAACGCCTTCCAAACGTTTGCAAGTTCACTGTCTGTGTAGCTGTCGATAAGGAAGTTTACATAATCGTTAAAATCACTATCCTGTTGCCAGTTATAAAAGGTGGCTCTCGAAATGCCGACTTTTTCACAAATCTGCGTTATATTAAGCTTTATTTCAGGGTCTACGAGCATTTCCGCAAGTCGTCTTTTCTTACCCTTAACCTTCGGGTAAAAGCCCTTAGTACTGTCAAGTTTTGTCAACTTTTTCACCTTTCTGTATATTTATATTTGCACGTACGCGCGCACACACGCGAAGTATCCCGCCGCCCATCCGCCGCCAATTAAATCCGGCACTAAATATTTTTATATAAAAAAAGAGACTCCCGACCTCTCGGAAATCTCTTTTTCTTCAGTTTACATTATAGCATATTAAGGGGGTGGTCAGGGAGTGGTCAAGGGGTGGTCAAATTTATAACTTCAACACCTTTTTTATGAAGCCTCTTGACATAGCGTTCTGAATAGTACGTAACCTTTGAAATCTGCTTAATACTCTGACCGTGTATGTAATGGCGTCTCAAAACATTTCTTATGCGCTTATCCTCTATTTCGTCAGTAGCTTTCAAAATGCTTATTTTAGCAGTTACAGCCTTATCCTCAAGCTTTACTATCTCCCGCTGCTTCGAAATGATATTGGCCGTATAAAACGATTCTTTAGGTTTTCCTACCGCCAGTTCCTGCCAGTCCTTAAGTTCTTCTTTTAAATCAGATACCGCTTCCATAATTTTTAAGTAGCTTTCTAAAAATTCCTTTTTCACTTTTGTGTCCTGCATAACCACCTTAGCCATACATCGTCCTCACTTTATTCATTATCAAAAATAGAAGTTTGTTCCTCTGCTTTTATACTATTTTTATTATCAAGAGCAACCTCACAAAGATTTGCCAATCTTTTCATTTCACTCACGAATTCCAAACTGATAACCTCGTAAGGTGCAATAATGCCCGAAAACAACATACCGTTTTTAACCACAAAATACGAAGTGTTATCCGCCGAAGACCGTTCCCATAATGATATCATGTTAGCATTGTCCTTAAGAGGAGCCAGATATCTCGAATCTATAAATTTTATTCCGGTAGCTGTTATAACCGGTATAAGTATTTTACCGCAATATGCAAGAGTAATCGGCATCATCTCACACGCCGATTCATTATCTGCATAATCTGATACATCAATATGTTTAGGCAGCTTACTATCTACAAAAAAACGAATTTTACCTTTAGGAATATCGTATGTAAGGCAAAAGGTATCTTCGTCAAATACCGGTAGATTGGTTATTGGATATAAACCGCTTCCGTCAGAGATAAACTGTCCTTCCGGAGTATTGTATATTGTGGCGTATAATTTCTTTTTACATAACGCAATAATATTTTTAAAAATCATTTTTCTTACCTCGATGTGTATATTTTCTTTTGAACCTTGCTTCCGCTTCCATTCTCTTCTCAAGCTTTCGCATGCAGGTGTAAGAACAGAAAATTCTAACTAAGCCTTTATAACTCTTTTTGTATGCCCATTTGGTGATAGGCTTTAACATCCTTTTTCCACATTCATAACAGGAAATCATAGGATAATCTTTCTCAAGCTCCTGCCTTTGAAAGTCGCTAAGGGCATCAGAAGAGGATGCTTCTCCGCCATGGGCGTCAGTAATAATTTTCTCTTCCATTATTGTCATGCTCCTTTAAAATCTGTTTTACTTTCTTGTCCATTGAGCTGCCTAATTTATAGCAATTACCGTGTGATATATAATTTTTCCACGCATTATACGAAGCATTGAATTTATCTATTGACAATCTACCAGCAACAACAAGTTTTGCCATTTTCAAATATTTTCGTTGGGCGTTTCTTTTGTTTTGATTTTTGAGCTTTCTTATAATTTTGCCATCTGCTGTTATATAAGTATGAAATCCAAGATAGGAAACTCCTTTTTTAAATGGGAATATTTGAGTTTTGCCGTTAAGAGTTAAATCGAGTGTTTTTAAAAATTCAGTTATAACTGAAAGGCAATATTTTAAATATTCCTTATCCTTATGTATTAAATAAAAATCGTCCATATATCTGCCGTAATATTCAATACCTAATTCGCCTGTTATCAATTTATCCATACCGTCTAAATAAAGAAGTGCAAAACCTTGATTAACCTGATTTCCTAACGGTATGCCTTTGCCCTCTGTACTGTCTATAAATAAATTACATAGCCAACATATATCTTTATCGTCCGAGAAGTGATAATTTACTATTTCTCTTAATTGTTCGTGTGATATGTTATAAAAGAATTTTGATATATCACATTTCAAAATATATCCGTTATGCCCGTAGCGTTCATAAAAGGCTTTCATTTGTTCGCTTAATCGGTTTAGTCCGAATAGCGTTCCTTTCCATTTTTGACCTGCACAATTATCATATATAAATATTTCTTGTAGTTTAGGCAAAATTACATTATCGCACAAACTATGTTGTATGACTTTATCTTTAAAAGAGGTTGTTTTAATTATGCGTTCTTTTGGCTCATATACTTTAAATTCGTGATAAGCAGATATTTTATAGGTTTTATTCTTTAACTGCTCTATAAGCAAATTTACGCCGTCTAATGCCATAACATCAAACTTTGCAGCACTTTTCTTATATCCCTTGCCGCATTTTGCTTTACGATAAGCCTTATACATATTCTTAAAATCAATTACTTTTTCAAATTCGGTCATACAACACACTTTCTTTTTGTTTATCCATACGGAAAGGCTGTGCGTTCTTTTGATGAAGTGGGGTACTGTTTTCGGCTTTTGCCTACTCTGTCGGACTATCCACCAATACGGACGAACACCGTTATTGTTGTTGTAGTTGTTGTTGTTGATATTACCATACGGCGAAACGCAAAGAAAAAATACAACACACAGCCTATATTTAATTTATTTTCTTTCTGTAGTTCTCCAAGCAATAGACATACGCTTTACATCTGTTACAAGTTTACTCCAATATTCCGCTGATTTATTTTCTAATATTCCTAAATTCATTGACAATTCTATATAAAACATTAGTTCATCACAATATGTTATTGCTTTTGTTATTGTTTCGCAGCGTAACCGCTTATCAGTAACATTGTTAATTCTGTTTGCTTCAAACAAAATTTCATATATTTCTAAACTTTTAATTTGGATTTTATCAACGAGGGAATGACGGTATTTTTTGGGGTATCTATTGCAATTTGATGTTAATTTGAAAGAATGCACAGCGAGTTCCTTTGCTTTGATAATTACTTTAAAATCATTATCTGCCATATCATTTAATCATCAGAAGATACAGAGATAGAAGATACAAAGCACAAAATCGGACGAACACCGTTATTGCTGTTGCAGTCGTAGTTGATGATACTACCATACGGCGAAACGCAAGTTGTCCAATAATCATTAAGGTGTTCCTTTGTGGTATCAGGTGTAGCCAACCACCACCAATTATTTAATTTATGCTTATCAAAAATCTTTACATTATTGCGGTAAAAATCAAAAGTCGGCAAACTGATTTTTGATTTTATCTTGCCGTGCGTATTCAAACCGTCAAGAGAAAGTAAATCGGTTTCAAATTCAATTATGTTTTCAGTTCCTACCGCTTTTTCTATTGTGGGTAATATTTTATTGTTAAGGCGGTCTAACGCTTTACTTTTTGAAAAATTGTTATTGCTGCCATAGATAGAATTGAACACACAATCTTTTGCCACAGCAACAGTAACTCCGTCTTTATCGGAAAATTTAATAAATTCAAAACCTGCTATTTTAAAGGTTTCTGTTATTTTAACTTCTGCTAATTGCATTTCATTATCCTCCTTATTTAGATACAAAGATATTAGAATTTAAGATACAAAACGGACGAACACCGTAATAGTTGCCGTAGCTGGCGTCGTAGATATCACCACACGGCGAAACGCATTTTACCCAATTTGCATTTTCGTGTTTCTGTGTACTGTATGCAGTAGCGAGCCACCACCATTGTCCTATTTTGTGATTGTCGAGTATTTCTACATAACGGCGATACAAATTTGCGGTAAGCAATGACATACGGCGTTTAATTGTGCCGTACTCTTTTAATCCGTCGTCAGCTATTAAATCTACAGTATGTTCTATAAGGTTTTCACTACCAATGATATTAGAAATTGTGTTAGCAAATTCATTGCACACTTTATCCACATAAGAAGATTTATAATTATTTGTCTTTCCAAACTCATTTCTTTCAAATAACAAATCTTTTAAAATAACCGCTGTTGTCTCTTTTGAATGTTCAAGCACAATAAATTCGTGTTCACCGATTTTAAAAGTTTCGCCTACTGTTATATCGGCAAGTTTCGTATTTGTTATGCCAAAGCTCTGCTGAATTTCTTTAACCTGTTCGTTGGTCAAAGGGATTTCTTTATTGTTGATTTTAATGTAAATTTCCATAATTTTTAAACCTTTCTTTTTTATTTGTTTATTTTACTTTATAAAATTATGTCATTTGCAAATCCCTACTTTCTACATAACACCAACTTTGTGGCGGTCTTGTTAACGGCTTAGTTTTGCATTTTCCACACCAATCCGTTTCATCTTTATTACAAACATAACTTCCCGGAAGAAATGCACCGTTCGTAAAATCAGGATTGGTATATACACGCTCTCTATGTTCGCATTTTTTAACCGCATCATTGTCAATGGCGCAAAACTCGTCGATTTTCTTCGGCTCTTTATATCTTTTGGGTTCTGCTATAAAATGTGCGTACAGCGACCGACCTTTACTATATGCTTTTAAAAACTCTCTAGGAACACAACCGAGCTCAATATATACTTCAGGTATCGTACTAACATTTTCATATTTTTCAACACGCCGTATTTCGAATTCCCCGATAATCTTTCCGAGTCCAAAACATTTTTTTGTTTCATAGCAAAAGCACTTCCCGGGTGGAATCCGCTTTGTCCGCCACTCAATGCCTTTTATGTTATCAAAAATATTGTTGGTATGCGGCGGATTTATGCTTACCAAAATTGCCATATTTCACCCTCCTAAAACGTTACACAAAAATTAAGTGTGGCGGCGGCAAGCCAGTACACAGCCATTTTATAATCCTTACTAAAAGCACAAACAACCGCCGCACCCAAATTGAGAATTATCAGAAGTGTAGGAAAAACTTGCTTAATCATCTTTTGTTTTCCTTTTCAAGCTTTCTGACCTTTTCGGCAAGAAAACCCATATAATCCTCAGCCGCTTCCAAACGATGCTTTAAACTAAAATATGCAATAGCAAATATTATAACTAAAACTATAAACCCATAAATCATAATCTTTCCTCACTTTACTTTATCAAATTCGGGTAAATGCAAAACGTTTGTAATTTCGCAAATTTCAGAAATATAATTGTCTATACATGATAATTTTCCGTATGCAGAATAATGTCTTAAAGCGTTAAAAATAAGCTCACGTTCCTTAATCGATAAATGGAGCTCTATACCGCCATCGTTCTTTTCCGCAAATTTCATAACTACACCTCCGGCTTTGTTTTCATAAGATATTCGATAATATTACTCTTGCTGTTGCCAGATGGGTTGAAATGCCTATATACGTTAACTAAATATCCACCGTTATAGTTGTCAGTTTCTGAAAGCAATAAATTGTATTTTACGGTATAATCTTTAACATAATTGCTCTTACGATTTTCATATCTCATATATGCATACTCGGTAACTATAATCTGTGTACCGTTCGGCAGCACATAACGGTAAAACTTGAGTTCCAATTCAGGAATCTCCTTAAATAACTCAAACTTTTTATAATTGTCTAAAAATTCTTCTCGTTGTACTTTGTTTTTTAACTGCATATTCCTTTTTCCTTTCGTATAATTTTTCCGATATCTTTCCAGTTCTCCTGAATATCTTTATTATTCTTTCGCCTTAGATATCTGTCAGCCTCATCAGAAGTAAGTACCTGTCCGGTATCCGTCACTACCGCAAACCTTTTGGGGACCTTTAAATCCGGCCACGTTCGTTTTAAATATTTATTTGCCTCGGCAGATTTTAAAATTAAACCTTCCTTTGTTATGCAAAACAGCATTTCTTTTCTTCTTATTTGCCTGTAGAAAAGATAGGGCCTGCCGTTAAATTCATTAACTCCGGCATCGATACTCTCAACATCGATATAAAATCCCGCTTTGGCTACCGGCGGTTCCTTCCACATAATTTTGTTTATTTCTTTATCCTTTATCACCTGGGGCTTCCTTAAATTTCTTGAGCAGGACCAGGCTTTACCGTTTAACCTTTCTCCGTTGCAAAGCCCCGTTTTACATTGCTTTACTAAATATGCGGCAAGGGAGGAATATTCCCCGCCCTCATACATAGCAAAATACTGTGGCTTTTTGCTGTACGGCCATAACTCGTTTATCTCCTTGACCTTAACCTTGTCCGCGTTATTGATTATAAAGTGATGATGCAGCGCTCCCCTTTCTCCGAAGGCGTGAACCTTTATAAACCTCAGCTCCTCGCCTCTCTTTCGGTATAACGCAGATAATTTTCTTTGAAACTGCTTTGCATAAACCTTTGCTGTTTCACTGTCCGGTCTTTTATCCTTCTCGTATGTTAAAACAAGATGATAATCATCTTCTCCGAAATTTTCATTAATAAGACGGGTAAGCTCTCTGATGCGCAGCTTCTCGTTGTATCTTTCAACGCTTATGGGAGTGGCACCGGTATAACCTTCTCTTGTATATCCGCTGCCGATTCTTCCGGGAAAGGTTTCAATTACCTCTAAGGTCTCTCCTGCTCTTATCTCCCTGTGTCTATATACTTCCTTCATTTTTAAAATTCCTGTTCTAAAGTTAATATCTTTTATCAAGTCCCAAGAGGGCTTCCGCCCTCTTTTAAAAATATTAAAATAAGCTTAATCCTCCAAAGAATTTAAACTTGCTATGTAATCCGAATACTCATTTTTTGTGGTTTCGGGTTTACTGTTACCTTGACTCTTTAAATTTTCTATCGTAAATATCTTCCGGGCTACCCAGTTATTAAGTATCCCTTCAAGATAATTAACCCCTGCGCTTTTTTTTGCAGTGATTTTTATGGCTTCCTTTAAAAGTCCGGCTGTAATTCCTTGCTCCATATAATCCCTTAAGATATCTGCTACGGTACGGTTTAAAAACAAAAAGTTTTCCTCAAAGAACCTAAGCACCTCACCCAGCTCACTTCTGCTGCAGGCTTGTCCTTTTACTACCGGTATTCCGTGAGCTCTGGCATAATTTATTTCCTGAGCCATACCCGGTGTTATTTCATTTCCGAAATATCTGAGCTCATCGCAATGCTTTAAAAGCTCTAAGCCTGCCGCTATGGCTCTTTCTCTCTCATCGGCAACGCTGTCCTTAAATATGCCGTGCCACATAACGTGGGGAATTATCGGCATGTATCCTTCTTCCGCTACCACTTTTCCATACTCTCTGGCCCTTACGGCATTTTCTCTTATACCGCCGTACGGAGAGCATATATACACAAATGCTGTCATTTTAATATCTCCTTGAAATTTTAAAACTGTAGTGATATAATAAATAAGGAGCAGGGAGCTTATTCCTTTTTCCACTCCCTGCGCTGTCCTGATTAACGTCTGATTTATTCAGACGTTATTTTTTTATACTCTTTTCCAAATAATCCCCTCTTTTCAATTTCCTTTGCTAAAACGAATAACGTCTCCCTGTTACCTTGTCTGGCTAAGCTGTTACCTTCGCCCAATAAGTACTTTTTATATAGGTCCTCATACCTCATCGAAAGTCCGGTATCGGTCATTTCTCCTACTTTAAAAGCTTCGTATATTTCCTTTTCTTTAAAGGGCGAAGCATAAAAAACAATATTCTTTGCCTTAAACCTTGCTAACTGCGTTCTGTATGTGCAAATGCTGATTGTGATTCCCGCTTCCCTTTTAAATTTGCATTTGGTACAGCAGTCATAACAAACGTGACCTTTGTAAAAATCTCCGCAATATATTGCGCCACTGTCCATTTCTACACCGCACTTCTCACATTTAACGGACATTTTGCTCACTCTCCTGTATACTCTTAAAATTAAGCTTTTTCTTTAAGTACAGGTTGAGTACACAAAGCTTTTTGTTCTCAAGGTAAAGCTCCTTGTTCTTTTCCACTTCCCTTTTGTACTTGTTATCTTTGTCTATAAGCAGTAAAAGGGACGTTATTGCTACAACGTGCGCCATTATGTAAAGCATTATTGCTGTTACCATTTCCATCGTCTTTTCAACTCCCCTATCTGATAATCGGTAACGAATCAAACCCTAATTTATTCGCTACCATTAATATAGTTTCAAACCGAACCCTCATAGGATGGTTTATAATTCTGCTCAAATTTCCTGCATCAACCTTTAGAAGCTCGGCAAGATGGGCGACCGACCATCCTTTATCAATGAGTGCTTTTTTTAACAGCTTACTTATTTCTTCCTCCTGTCTTACCCAGACGGGTTTTTTTATTGCCGGCAATTAAATCACTTCCTTTTAATTTTTATACTTTCTTTGCTTCTAGTACTTTTAAAGCTAAAAAACACCATCTCACCCCCTGCTTTTATCTGAAAGTTTCATAAGATATTTGTGATACTCCTCTTCCGGAATCGCTTCCGTCGTTTTGTCCTTCTTAATGACTATTACACCTCTTTCAAATGTAAGCACACCCTTATTGTTCTTAACGGCATCCTTTAATTCTATTGGTGTCATATCCTCACCTTCTTCTATGGTTTTTAATAACCTATCCGTCTGCTCAAATAAAAAGTGCCAACAGTCTGTTATTGCTCGTTTTTCTTGTCGACAGCTTAAAATTGTTTTTAATGTGAATATTATTGAAAAAATAATTAACGTTACGTCTGCAACGATTAAAATAACAGACACTATACTCATATATGTCGTTACACCTCCAAAGCCATAGACTTCTGTGACCTGTTGAAGAAATACACACTGTAGCGCAAAACAATGAAGTTATTAAAAACAGGCGTAGTTTTGTCAGAATAAACGAGGTGATTTTCTTCTTAAAGAGGATATTAAAGAAATTGGAGATAAAAAAAGGGGGACAAAAAATTAGATATGCCACAGTATGTATTTCTTCAACGGGTCACAATTTATGTGTCTGTTTCCTTTAGGAAACATCGTCGGCAAAAAAAATTATCATTATTTGCTCTTGAGATAATTTCAAAGCTTTAGAAATTAAAACTATTTCACGCTGAGTAAATGATGAAATTCCTTTTATTTTAGAATATAGAGTCTTTTTATCTATACCTATTTTTTGGGCTAACTTTGGAATAGATAGCCCATTTCGCGCTATCGAGGCCATTAATTCACTGATGTTCATTTGTTTTCTCCTTTCGTTTCCTTTAGGACACTTTGATATTATCACAATGTTTTTTGTTTGTCAATAGCCTTTTGGAAACTTTTTACGCTTTATTGTTTTGTTTGGTTGCTTTTTCGCTACTTTCGTGTTATAATTTGAAATAAGGTGGTGAGAAAATGAACATTGGAGAAATTATTTATACACAAAGAAAAAAATTAAATTTAACGTTAGAAGATATAGGAAAGGTTGTTGGCGTTAGCAAAAGTACAGTTAAGAAATGGGAATCTGGATATATTGCTAATATAAAACGTGATAAAATTGCCGCACTTGCCAAAATTTTAAATCTCAACCCGGTGATATTTATTGATGATTCTTTGATTTCCGAGACTTCTTTTAATATGACTGCACACGAAAAAGAGTTATTACTTGCTTACAGGGCTAAACCTGAGATGCAGGCAAGCATTGATAAATTACTTGATATTTCCCTGGCATCAGATACTATATCTGATGATATAGTAAATACAATTAATTCCGCTTCCCCCATCAAAGCCCCTATAAGCAAAAAATAACCTTTGCTGTAATCCGCAAAGGTATATTTTTTGTTTTTACAATTTATTGCAATTAAGGAGAAATTATTATGTTAAAAGATAAATTGTTTAATGCCTTAGGCTCGTTTGGTATAATAATATACTATATCTTTAATTTATTTATTCTTGCTTTACCTTTTATTATGATAGACGTTAATTTTATACTTACAATTATATTTGTCGCTGTTGAAATGTTTATTCCTGTAACATCCATCGTGTTCTGGATTTGGGGATTAGTATGCGCTATCATTGGTGAACAAGACGTTATTGCGATTATCTATTACATTGCTTTTGCTATATTATGGGTACCATATTTTATTTCAGTAATAAAATCTATTTTCAAAAAGTAAAACTGATGCATACTTAGAGAGGACTATCAAAATGATAGGAAAAACTTTACAAGATATACTTGAATCTAAAAAATATTAATGTTAATGAACTATCGCGTAGAACTGGAATAAGTAATCAAACTATATACAGTATTATTAAACGCGATAATATGAAAGCTGACTTTGAAGTGCTATTAAAAATTTGTACTGCTCTTGACGTAGACATTGACTGTTTTTATAGTGATTATGTTTCAAACAAGAAAAACAATTTTATAACTCTTACCGACCACGAAAAAGAGTTATTACTTGCTTACAGGGCAAAACCGGAAATGCAGGCGAGCATTGATAAATTACTTGATATTTCCCATGCATCAGATACTGTAGCTGATGATATAGTAAATACAATTAATTCCGCTTCCCCCGCCAAATCCCCTATAAGCAAAAAATAACCTTTGCTGTAATCCGCAAAGGTATATTTTATATATTTACAATTTATTACGAATAAGGTGACTACTATGCAAATACTCTTTATAATTATTTTTATCATCATAAATGAACTGTTATACCAAGTTGCTTCAAATCAGCGTATGGGCTTAAATCCATACCCGTTTGGCTCAACAATTCTATGTTACATAACACATTTCATACTTCTCGTTACTAATATATGGTATTTAGGGTGGATAGCAGGTATTATTGTGTTTTTGCTTTCGTTTTTTTCAATGCTACATAGCACTATAGGCTGGGTTTTTAGTATACCTACATTGTTCTATACAGATGAATCACAATTCTTTAGATTAGTTCGTAGACAAGTTTCATTATTAACTCCTACACTGTTAATATCATTAATCTTTTGTATAATCTCTTTCATAAACACTGAATTTATGTCGCTAATGTATTTTTTTGAAGATAACTTAAATTTAATACCAATATTTATCATAGGCTGTATAGTTTTAAACATAATAAGAATTTTGATAGTAAAATCAATAACAAAAGAATAAAAATTATGAATAGGACAAATTTAATTAATAAAACAATTCTTCGTTTTTGTGCGGTGCTATTTTTGTTACTTTCGTTATCGTCTTGCACTAGCAATAAAACATCATCCGAGATATATGGCTTTTTGTTGAATGAATATTCTGGTGATTCAATAGAATGTATCGCATACACTGATTATTTAGATGATAATGATAGTGAAAGCATATATATTAAAAATTTTTATACTCAATTCGGATATATTAAATTGGATGAATATTTAATGTTTGAAGATGATGAATTTAATAACCTCACATTAGGAAACGACTCACATTCTTTAGGCTTTACACATGTAACCGAATTTAAATTTGTAGCTTCAAGAAATGCAACAGAAAAAGATTTTGAAAAACTTTCAAATCGCAAAAACTTAATAGAACAGTATTTTGTAGAGAACAATGAGGGTGAATATACTTTACATTATACAGATGGTTCTTGCAAAACATCCAATAATGTTATTTATGTTAAAACTTTTTCTGAATCATCTTTATTTAGAGCAGGTTTTTGTAAAAAATGTTTCCCTGAAATGTATATTGAAAATTAAGAAATTAAAGGTGGTGTAATATGGCAACCGCAAGAAAACTTCCTTCTGGTGCTTGGCGAGTTCAGGCAAGCAGGAAAATTAATGGTATACTGGAGAAAAAAAGTTTTACCTACTCTGACAAGAGAACGGCTGAAGCAGAAGCTGCAGCATGGCAAGCAGATAAGCAAAACGAATCTATCGAAGAAATCACTTTACGCCAGGCGTACGAAAGATATATAGTGTCAAAAGAAAATATTTTATCTCCCGGTACCGTAAGAGAATATTACGGTACCGCTCGTAGACATCTGCAGGATATTATGGATATTCGTATATCAAAACTTACCACCGAACAAATACAACGTTCGATAAACCTGTGTGCCGCTTCCACTTCACCAAAAACAGTAAGAAACGTTCACGGTTTATTATCCTCGGTACTCAGAATGTTTCGACCGCAGTTTACACTTAATACTACTCTGCCTCAAAAGAAACCTGCAGAGTTATATATACCTGATGATAACGATATAAAAAGGCTGATGCAGGCTGTAAAAGGTACTGAAATGGAAATACCCGTACTTCTTGCCGCCTTCGGTCCTATGCGCCGCGGTGAGATTTGTGCGCTCAATTCAGATGACGTAAACGGTAATTTCATTACTGTAAATAAAGCTGTAGTTACCGACAAAGACGGCAAGATGGTTATTAAGGTACCAAAAACGGTTTCTAGTTATCGTACAATAGAATTTCCTGATTTTGTTATTGAGAAGCTTAAAGGTATTAAAGGGCCTATAACCAATATAAGCCCTGGACATATTACCCGTAGATTTAATCGTATACTGTCTAAAAACAATATTCCTCATTTCCGTTTTCACGATTTGCGACATTATAACGTTTCTATTCTTCACGCTATGAATATTCCCGATAAATATATTATGGCGCGCGGCGGATGGAGAACCAATTACACAATGAACAATGTCTATAATCACGCTCTAAAGAGCAAACAGACAGAATATGATAATAAGATATCCAACCATTTTAAAAATATTTATGACTAA